GTAGACTTCTTTTCTGCTGGATCAACAACCACACGAGACGGTCGCATCATCGTAAGCGGCGGATCGCAGGGCACGAATGACAACGGCTATATGTCACTACAATGTCGAGAACTATTTTTACGGCCAAGCGTAGCGACATATGCCACTTCAAATATTGCACCGCTTCTCGATGTTGGGGCGTCATGCGGATCGCAAAGCCTACGCTGGTCTGTTGTTTACTCTGAAACAGGCGCAATTAACACATCAGACGAACGATATAAGCAAGACATTGACATGCTATCTGATATCGAAAAATCAGTAGCACTACAGTGTAAGCAACTGATCAAAAAATACCGATTTAAAAATTCAGTAAATTCAAAAGGTGTTGATGCTAGAACGCACATCGGCGTCATTGCGCAAGAAGTAAAAACAGTATTTGAATCAGCTGGACTTGATCCATTTGAGTATGGATTGCTGTGTCATGACACATGGGAAGCATCTGAGGAAATCACACAAGATATTCCAATTCTTGATGACGACGGCGTCATTATTGGTCATGAACAACACATTTTAAAAGAAGCACAGCCAGCGGGCGATCGCTACGGCATTCGCTACGAAGAACTCATCATGTTTATCTTGGCATCGGTATAAGGAGTAACTCATCATGACTCAATTATACTATTCAACATTTACTGATGCGGGCATTGCACTACTCACAGAGTCGATCAACAACGGCACCAAGCTCGGTATCACACACATGGCTGTTGGTGATGGAAACGGCACACTACCGACACCCGACTCATCTGCGGATCGACTTGTCAACGAAGTCTATCGAACATACATCGATAGTCTAGCACCCGATGAGGACGAGCCAAATTGGCTCAAAGCCAGCGCAATGATCGCAGGGCAAATCGGTGGCTTCAATATTCGTGAGCTTGGTCTATATGCGGGGGATGTCTTAGTTGCTTACTCAAACTACCCGACGACATATAAGCCAAGCACAGACGACGGCGCAAGCAAGTCATTAAACTTAGTGATGATTATCCAAATCAACAACATCAATCACTTTGAGCTAGTCATCGATCCAAATCTCGTAGTAGCAACACTGCAAGCTGTAGAGCAGATAAAAACCGACCTACAAACCAAGCTGGACATCGGTGCGATCAAAGGTTTTGCAAATTATGAAGAATTGCGAGCAAGCAGCACTACTGAAACAAGTATTAGAATCGCAAAAGAAGGGTTTACAGGACAGTTTTTACTTGATCAAAATGACACGACAAGTGTAGTTAACGGCGGTACGATCATCGTCGATGCACTAAATCGGCGCTGGAAACGTCAGTATAACGG